TGGTTGATGCTATAATACCTCCAGGTACAGGCACAGCAATTCAAGAAACAAAAGATAAATTTCTTAGTGCTATTGATGAAAGATTCAATTTTGGCACTGGCGACACTATAGATAATCTAAAGAAAACATTTGAAGGTGTGTCTGACGCTTATGGCTTTATTGGTGACATAGAAAATGCAGTAACTAGACCTGGCGCACAATCAATGAAGGCTGGCATTGATGCCGCAGAATCATTAAACATGTTGCTTCGTGGTCAGGAGTATTTGCCTGGTGGCTCTATAAGAGGTGTTGAAATACCTGATGTTGGTGAATTGACTGACATGACAACTGAGGTAGTGGCTGGCAAGAAAACAGGTGATATTGTTAGTGATGGGCAGGTTGTTTCTGACGAAGTTGCTAATGCTTTAATACTTGGTGCTTCTGCTTATGATGTCGCTAATTTTGCAAAAGACCCTAGTGTTAAGGCTGCTCCTGGGGCTTACGATTCTGCATCAGAAATATATAAATTCAGTACTGGAAAAGATTTACCTGGTGTTAACACTCCTTATCTTCAAGGCCCTCTGGCGGCTGTAAATGTATTTAATGCTGCTGAAGCATTGGAGGGTGGGTTAGACACGCCTGGTGAGGTTGCTACTGTTTTGAGTGCTGTACCTAGTGCAACATACTTAGGCTCGTTGGGTGCTTCGGCTGCGGGTGCAACTCAGACAGCAGCCCAATTAAAAACTTTAGCAGGTGCAGGTGAGGCTGGCATGTTTGGTGCGGGTTCACTTGCTGGCCCTCTTGCTATTGCGGCAGCAACCTTAGCGTTACCTGGTATGCTTGAAGGTGGTGCAGCAGGTGAGATACCGAGGGCTAAAAGTGTTTTAGATTTTGAGGATGGTCAGTTGGTAACTGCAAGTTCTCGCCGTTATGACCGCCCGAACAATCCAACAGAAACAGCCAAGCAAGATTTTATTACAACACAAACTCAAAATGCTACCGACTTTGTTAATTGGTTGCAGAACTCTATGGGTTATCAAGTTGACCAGTCTGCACTGAAAGATTGGAAGGCAAGCGACCAAGATGAGATTGTTGACCAGTATGGTTACTTTGAGAAACGTCACAGACTTGATGACCCAAGCGTAAATGCTGCTGACTTTGTAACTAATATGCTTCGGGCTGGTGTATTGCAACCAACCGCAGAAACACCGCCAATAAATATTCAAGCAGCCTTGAATGTGCTAAATCCTCAAACCACTTATTATAGTGACTTGCGTGATATACAAGTTGCTGGTGCAGTTGATATTCCATCAATGCTGTCTCAAATAAATCCATACCCAGAAAATTATGACCCTTCTAGTGGCGAATATTTAACGCCAGAGCAAATAGAGGAAAGGCAACAACAGCTATCTGCTGCGTCTGCATACATGGGATTACCACAAGCACAGGGTGAATATTTTACGCCAGACCTAAGTGGATTGCTTGGTATGAACTACAACCTGCCCATATCTTAGAATGGGTGTAGACTAGAAAAATATAGTGTGGCATAAATATCACAGGAGAGAGTGATGGATGAAGGAAAATTAAGGGGAGAACAGGATAGGGGCGAAAAAGCAAAGGCTGTCTTGCGTAATCCTATCATGGTTGAGGCTTTTGAGGAGCTTGGAAGTCGTTATATAGAAACGTGGAAGGCGACTTCTATTGAACAAGAATCTCAAAGGGAGAAGATTTTTCAGATGTATCAAGCACTGCTTGCGGTGCAAGGGCATCTGGAAGAACTTGTCAGCACAGGTGAGCTGGCAAAAATTGAGTTAAACAGTAATTCTCTATGGAGGAGATAAGATATGAGTGAAAGCAGTATCCCTGATGGGGCTGAACCACTAACCAGAGGTCAAGCAGTTGACCATCTCTTGAGTACCCCCGCCCCTGAAGAGGCAAGCGATATACCTCAAGAGCCTGTAGCTGAAGCAGAAACGGAAGTTGAAGCGGAAGCAGCATTAGTAGAAGAAGTAGAATCTGATGACGCTGTAGAGCTATCTGAAGAAGAGACTGAAGAAACTGATGTCGAATACGAAGCTACTGAAGATGAAGATGAGCAACCTTTGGAGGCCTCTGAAGAATCTGATGACGTAGAAGAGTATTACACTGTTAAAATTGATGGTGAGGAAAAGAACGTCACAACAGACGAACTTATCAAGAACTATCAACTTGAACAGGCCGCGCAAAAACGTATGCAGGAAGCTGCAAGTGAGCGAAAGCAAGCTGAAGCTGAACGCCAAGTTATCGCGCAACAGCGTGAGCAGTACGAACAGGCTTTGAATGTCTTGTCTCAGCAGCTTACAGTGCAAGAGCCTACTCAAGAATATTGGGAAAAGCTCTATGCGGAAGACCCGTTGGAATATGTAAAGCAACGTGATGGAGTTCGTGACCGCAAAGATAATCTTGCAAAGGTTCAGCAAGAGCAGATGCGGGTACAGCAAGAGAAGCAGCAAGAAATGATGCAAGCGCATCAGCAGCATCTCGCGCAAGAGCAACAGCGTTTACTAGAGCGTATTCCAGAGTGGCGTGACGAAGAAGTAGCTACGAGGGAAAAGCAAAACGTAATACAGTATGCACAGCGTATTGGTTTTACTGAGCAAGAACTCCAAACCGCCTCTGATAGTCGTGCTATTGAGACACTCCGCAAAGCATATCTTTATGATGAGTTGATGGCTAAAGCTCCAGCAGCTCAGAAGAAGGTAAGAAAAGCACCGAAAGTAACTAAGTCTGGCAAGCCTACTCCTAAGTCCGAAGTGACTGCAAAACGTAAATCACAGGCTTTTGACCGCCTGAAGAAAAGTGGCAGCAGAGATGCTGCTGTGGATTATCTTTTGGAAAGAAATAGGTAAATATTATGGCTACACATACTACTACTACTGCCGTTGGTGAGCGTGAAGACCTTGCTGACGTTATAACTCGAATCGACCCTGATGAGACCCCAATTTTTTCAGCTCTTCGTAAAGAGACTGCAAATGGTGTATTTGTTGAATGGCAAGTACAGGAACTCGCTGCGGCTGCTTCTAACAATTATCAAAACGAAGGTGCTGACGCTACTTACGACACACCAACCGCAACTGTTCGTCTTGGAAACTACATGCAGATTTCACAGAAAGATGCTGCAATTTCTGGAACGCTGGACGCTGTTGATAAGGCGGGACGCGACAAAGAGACAGCCTATCAGAAAGTTCTGAAAGGTCTTGAGCTTCGCCGTGACATTGAGAAGTCAGTTTGTACTGCACAGGCTCGTGCTGCATCTGACCCTCGTAAAGCTGGTACACTCTCAAGCTGGATTACAAACGTATCCATCGCTTCTGACGAAACTGCCTTTAATGCAGGTGTTGGTCTTGGTACACATGTCCCATCTGACGATGGTACTGACCGCACAATGACACTCGCTATGATTGATGCTGCTATGCAAGCTGCATATGAAGATGGTGGTCAGCCAAACCTTTTGGTTGTTTCACCTGCGAAAAAAGTTGCTTTCAGTGACTTGAACTCTGGTTCAGTGACCACAAACCAAATCAACTATACTGCTCCTCGTGAGGCAGCAATGGTTGGGTCGGTTTCACTTTATCTGAGTGACTTCGGTCAGCTTGATGTGGTTATCGACAGATTCACACCATCAGACAGAGTTTACCTCCTAGACAGTGACTATGCTTCTATCTGCACACTGCCTGGTCGTAACTTTGCAGTAACAGACCTCGCTAAAACAGGCGATGCTGATAAGTTCGAAATCATCACAGAATGGTCTTTGAAAGTATCTGCGCCTAAAGCACATGGTGCTGTTTATAACTTGTCATAAGTTATTAGGGGGAGAGCTTAGTCTCTCCCCTGATACTTTGGGAGAAAAGTTTGTCTAAGAGATTGCTTAAAAGGGATGCTGTCACTGGTAAGGAAACGTGGGTACACGATAATCCTAGTGGCGGTTTTGTTTACGAGACATCGCAAAACGTTGATGCACTTTTAAAACGTAATAAAGAAGAGGCTAATGCATATCGTTCTGGTTCTTTGATTGGAGATACACAAAGACATCAACAGAAGGTTGCAGAAATACCAACGGCTCTTTATTATGAGCTAGTACAGAAGTTTGGTGAGCCAAAGCATAATCCTAACGCTTGGAAAAAGTGGATGAATGATTATGAGAACAGGTTCTTTAGAACAAGTGGTGGTAACGTATAATGGCTATTACAACCTTTGCAGAACTAAAAACGGCTGTTGCTAATTTTTTAGCACGTTCTGACCTGACAGACAGAATACCTGAATTTATTAGTATGGCAGAGGCTCGTATGGGTAGGGAGTTGGAAACACGTTCACAGGAGAAACGTGCAACAGCTACGCTAACAGGTGGTGATGCATTTGTTTCATTGCCCACGGATTTGCGTTCCATAAGAATGGTCAAGCTAAACACAACCCCTACGGAGGTTCTTGAGTATTATACGCCCCAAAAAATAAATGAATTATACTCAAGCGGTGGTTCTGGAAAGCCTCGTGCTTATACCATTATTGGTGGAGAGATAAAGTTTGCACCTACGCCCGATAGCGGATACACAGCAGAAATTGTGTATATGGAAGGTGTGCCAGATTTGTCGGATAGTAATACGACAAATACGATTTTAACTCGCCACCCTGATTTGTACTTGTATGGTGCATTGTCGGCTGCAAGTGTGTATTTGATGGATGACCAGAAAACACAGATGTACGACAGTCTCTTTACACGCTCAATGGAAGAGTTAAAACGTGAAGAAGAAAAGGGTCAACATGCTGGCTCTGGTTTATTTATGAAATCTGATTACGGAGAATTGACATGAGCGCAATGAGTGATTATCTCGAAAACGAAATCCTTGACCACATACTAGGAACAGGTGCATATTCTGCACCATCTACTGTTTACATTGGTCTTTCTACTGGTTCTTTTGGTGATGATAATAGTGGTACTGAGTTATCTGGCAGTGGTTATACGAGAAAGTCTGCGGCTTTTGATGCTGCCTCTGGTGGAACAACCGACAACACTGCTGCTATTGAGTTTCCTGCTGCTACTGGTAGCTGGGGTACAGTAAGCCATTTTGGAATCTTTGATGCCTCTAGTTCTGGCAATCTTTTGATACATGGTGCTTTTTCAGCGAGCAAAACGATTGCTACAGGTGACATCCTACGGATTGCTGCTGGCGACCTAGATGTAACTGCGGCTTAGTCCAATGGCTGAGATAATCGGCCCAACACTGGAGCAGCTAGACAACTGGGGCAATATAGATGCCCTTGATGCTTTTGGCACTCTTGAGGATTTAGATAATCTCAATCTGTTTGAGACTACATCTTCTGTTGCGACTGCAATTACAGCAGCGCATACCAATAGCTTAGTAGTTGTAAAAGAGCTTGAAGGCTCATCTGCCCTATCAATTACCACAACATCAGATGGAATACGCATACAGTCTGTTGATGCTTCTGTAACAGGTGCGGCAAGTGTGGCGGCTGTTGCTAGATTTACTGTTGCAATGGATGCTTCAGTAAATATTGCAATCACTGAAGCTGCTAGTGCCTTAAAGGTATTAACCGCAAGTGGCAGCGCAAATATTGCCGTAACAGCAACATCTGGCTGCAATACTATACTTGTTATTAATGGTGCTGTGAGCATGTCTGTAACTGCCAATGGCTCTACGCAGTTTACAGCTAGTGGTGCTGGTTCTGTTAGCTGTGTTATAACAAGTGTTATAACAGGTGAAATACTTGGGGAGCTTTGGTCTGTTGTGTCTGAGGGCAGTGAAACATGGAGTGAGGTAGCTGCTGGCTCAGAAGTTTGGACAAATGTAAGTCAAGGTAACGAGGTTTGGTATAGACAATGATTAGATTTGGCGAGTTTTTACCAGAC